GAGATTGACGCCGGCACCATCGCGCAATTCTTGTTCAAATGTCTCGCCAAGCCAATAATCTTCCGCAGAAGCATTAGCATAAAATGTGCCGGGATCAGAACATAATTGCGGATTAGTATTGAATTTCTTGCGAATGAACGTTTCTTTTGAATCATCAAAGCTAAACTTAATATTATTTGTTCCAGTTGAACCGCTAATAACGGCTGTAAAAAGTCCAGTATCGTCTGTTGTAATCAAGTGGCCGGCCGCTGATGTTACGTCAAGACCACCACTCGCAGCATAATAAGTTCCACTAAGCTTAATTGTGGCATCATCTAGATAGAAAATAGCAGCAAGAGAGCCAGTTCCAGCGTGCGCTTTGGTGGGAGATCCGCCGGCTACACCAGCATTAATCGATTTTGAAGGAAAAATAAACATTCCCCACGCACCACCATTTGAGTTGGCAGTGTTACTAATCGTATTGGTTGTTTTCCAGCCGGCTGCAGCATCGCCGCCGGCGGAATTACCGGTAGTTGTCTCTTGTCCGAGTAGACGAACATAAGTTAAAGGAGCCACGTTAGATCTAAGGAATGCCTTTGCAGCATATGTTCCATACATTGGAGACTGGTGGTTGCCATCGCGATAAATATCGCCGCCACCCATACCAGGAACTGTTTCACCAAACATGGTTACGAAATCTGAATAAGATTCTACCTTGATAGGCTGCATTGCAAGTCCTTTTCTGGAGCGCCCGATAACAACCGGGCCAATGGCATCGGCTGTTTTTGGAATAAATGAATTATCTATTTCATTAATGAACACCCCAGGAGATACAAATTTAAAGTTTTTGACTGACATTATTGTTTCCTCGATCTAAAAATAGCTTTAATTGCCGCTACAATCATACTTTAAATAGTATTTTGGAAGTCAAAAGTCTTCCTGAAGTACAATAAAATAGCACTTTCACTTCAGGAAGTAATTTTTAAGAATCCNTTGGGGGTATCAACAACCAATCCTTCTTGCGGATATGTAATTTCAACGATATTTTCTTCTACTCTCACAATGGGACGATCATCGTTTTCGCCCTCGCCAATCAAATATCCCAATACTCTTATTGTTATATCTGAAGAAAACATTCTCATGTCTTCATTTAAATTAGAAACATTGTTGTTGTGTGTAAAGCCTTGTTCTATAAAAGCTTCATATAAATGTCCATTTCTCTTTAGGACAAATGCATTAATTTGTCCCGTTCTGGTCATAAATGGGGCAAGAAGATCATTCATTTGCTGTTGATACTCTGTTTTAACATGAATTTTATATTCGAGGTTAACATATATTGGAATAGGGATTGATAGAGTTTTAACAACAATCTTTTTATTTATTCTCGGAAAATACCTTTGTTTGCCGGCTTGAAGCAACGTATAATTACTACGTCTAGTGTTTCCAACGACGGCAAAGTTTCTTGTTTTATCTTCGACAATCTTTTTGGCGATAACCATTCTTCCAGTTCGGCCATTTTTATCATTTGAATAGATTTGAGCCTGAAAGGCGCCTTTTCTGGCTGGATCTTTTGTAATTCCTGTTCTTTCAATGCTTATCAAAGGAAGTTTTAAGGCGCCGCCATCATCTCTTAAAGATTTCTCATGTTTAATCTGATATGAACGTTCTGGTGTTTGCCACAGTACTGGTACTGTTGCCCAGCCATCATTGGTATTGGCACTAAGTTTTATATCTTCTTTTAGCCACGAAACTATCGCATAATCAATATCTTCGATTGTAGATGCCAACATGCCTATCTCACTTAGGCGAAGATCACTCCCCACTGGTATCATTGCGAAATCAAAATTATCAGGTAGCATCAAATAGTCCCTTCCTTGCTCTTCTGCATCTAGCAGAAATTTCAAAACCATGGTCAACTTGTCCAAACAGTTTTCTAGGCTCTGATAACTTAACTATCTCGTAATAAAAATCTCCGTACAAAACAAAGTCACCTTCTCGAATATACATGTCCTGATCTTCTTCTAATCTTCTCTTGTGAAAGTGTACATTAATTTCCCATGTTTTATCAATTCCTGCACTTTCGAGATATTCAGTAACATAATCAGTGAATTCAACTAAGGCGTAAACTCTTACAGGAGGTAAAAACGTTTTCTCTACCGCCTCTCCATATAATTCATGAAAGTTCGTTCTCTCTATATCAATGGGATAATAAAGAATTTGTTGTCCAATGACTTTTTCAATTAATTCATCATTGACTTGTTTAACTAAATCTCTTTCCTTCTTTCCAAAGAATAAAGGGGGCGGCGGTGCTGCAGGTTTTTTCCATTCATCTCTAGCCATTTATAGTTTATCCTACAAAAATTGGAAGACCAACACCCTTAAAAGCTGTTGCGGCGGCATCTGTCATTTCTGCATCTTGCTTCGCCAGTTCATTATACTTCATTCTATCAAGAATTTCCCGTAGCTTATCTTTAAGTTGTCCCTTGTTCTTCCTTTGCCTGCGAAAGCAATTCAGAATGATTTAAAGTCACGCTTTCGCCAGGAATCGGCATTGTTGTGAATTTGCCACGAATTTGTCCTAACATTTCCTTACATAATGCTATAGCATATTTCCTAATCCATTGTTTGCCAATTGAATTTATGTTTGCATAAGGAATATTTTCAAATGGAAGTGTATTAAAGTTATTAATACCATCCATTCCATCATTAAAGCTAGAATTTAATTCCCAAGGATCCGACTCAATGTAAAAATTAAACCATATACGTTCATTCAGAGAATCACCGTAGCCATATTGACTAGGTACCGGGTAAAGCCTTAGCCAATTACCCTTAATCTCATATGAATAATGAGAAGTTCTTGTAAAAATTGAATCTTCATACATTATCGCTTGCAGTTTATTCTGCCATGTTGGAATAATCTCGAATGTCGAATCATCCGAAAACTGTCCATATGTGGAATAATTTCCAACTACACCAACGCCACCATAATATCCATAGAAGCGCCACATGGCTCGTGGAGATCTATAAAAAACTTTCGTAATGAATATGCGTTTGTTTCCGATTTTGCCTGAAAATGGAACTGCAGTGCCACCATCATCGGTACCATCGCTAGAGGCATTTTCGACAATCGCTTGTAAGTCATAATCTTGTGTATCGTTAGATGGTGAGAAGGAGGCTGAGTAAATGCGAGTTGTGCCGCCGGCGCCTCCATTGGTGGCCATTGCATCTCCAATTTTTCTTGCTTGTGCAACTTGAAAACGCGGATAATTAAGACTTGCGGAATGCGGCCCTGTTTTGCGTTCGCCTTTGTGATCAAAGGTGCCTGTTGTCATTCCCAAAACACTAGAAATAACGTTTTCGCTCTGATGCAAATTGACAATATAAGAATACTCTAAAACGGCCTCTTCATAAGCAGCATAAACGTTTGAGGGCGTCAATTCAATATCTACAACATCGCCACCAAGCTTTTTAAATACATAATTTACTTGGAGTGCTGCACCACTTAAAAAATCTGTTGAGCCTGTGTATACTCCGTATGGGACGGCTGATGCGACATCACCAGCGGCGCCNGTTGATGTTAAAATAATNGTGCTAGTCTGTGACTTGGGGGACAATGCTGACATTTAAGCTATTTCCTTGTTCTCAATGATAAATAGTTTTGATAAAACAAAAACCCCCACGAGAGCGGGGGTTTATATAAGCTTAAATTATTATTAATTTATTGTTTCTTTGTCTTTGCTTTATTTTTAGTAGTTTTAGCACGTTTAGTTGTCTTTTTGGCTGTTTTCTTTTTAGTTACAGGCTCTTTTTCTTCTACAACGGGTGTTTTATCTGCTAATTCTTCTATTTCAATATTTTCCTGTTCTTTTTCTTCATCATTGCCAAATCTAACCTTTTTTAAATATTCAAATTTAGGACTATGAAGAATCCTTCTTTTTTTGCCCATTTTGCCTCCAATGGTTATAATAAATAGTTTTAAATTTCTAAAAACGAAAATCTCAAAAAATTGGCGCCGAAAAAATTTCAGAGATCGTTGTTTTCACAAAACCAATCTGGATCCAAATAT